CTTATCATTGCTTTTTAAAAAAAAAAGAGGATGGGCAAAACCCACCCTCTTTATATATTAACTAATTAAAACTACTAATTATCCGAAAGTTCCAACACTGATTGCAGCATCTTGAACAAGTGCAGCATCCCAGTAAGAATTTAAGATTAATCTGTTTGTTCCGCTAACCGCTTGTGTGTAAGGATCAACCAAAATTTCAACTCCACCGAACTGGCAAATTTGAACTTTTGAGAAGTCACCATAATAAACCGCTGGATTAGTTATGTCAGCAATTTGGTTTGAAAACTTCGACATTACTCCCATTATCATTTCATTAATGATTAAAGGATTAACTCCACTTACTTGTGCAGCCGTATAAACTTCACTAAATAAATCGTTTGAAATTGCAAACCCTAAATTACCTCTGTTGTGGTTATTAGATTGAACTTCCTCAACAAGTGCCATCATCAAGTTTGTGATGTTTGCATTTGTTAATGCAGTTTTTCCGTTTCCTAAATAATCATAAGAACCATTTGCAGAATCATCAGTGAATAATGCATATTCAACTTTTGCACCAACCGCTTGAGCAATTGAGTTTCTCAATGCTGATTCAAGTGATTCGTTGTGCTGCATGGCTGCTTGTTTACTGAAATCGACAAAACTTGCAAGTCTTTTTGGTGCAAGGTCTTTTTTGCTCATTGCAGAACCGCCATCAGCAGCTGCATCAGTTTCACCTTCCCATTGAGTTGTTACCGCACCCAATATTGGAATACGTTGGTCAGTTGTAGATGATACACGTGTCACACCTAAATCATCAAGAATTGTGTTTGCATATACTGCATCAACAAAACTTTGAGTTTCGATTCCGCTTGTATTTGATTCAGTAATAACCGCACGATTCAAAATCATTGATGGTATAACAACACCATTTGCACTTCGACCAATTGCAGTCATTTCTTTTTGACCTTCTTGAGCCATTTCCAATTCAACACCATCAAGTTTTCCACCAAATGCTGCTCTTACCGCTTTACCAAAAGAAAATTCTCTTACTATTTCTTTTTCTTCTTTAGTTTCTGCCACTACTGGACTTCCACCTAAATTTGCTGCTTTCATTCTTATTTCTTCTTCTTTTTCTACTTTTGGAAGTTCATCAACTAATTCAGTTAATCTTTCCATGTTTGTATCAAATGATACTTTTTCATCTTCAGAAAAATCTCTATTTTCTTCAGATACTAAATTTTCAAGAGCATCAAGGGAAGTTTTCACTTCACCGATTTCTTCTCTTATTACTTTACTATTTCTCATCTTCTAAATTTTATACTACAAAAATCAATTATTTGATTATAGGTACTTTGTAACAATTTTAACTTTGTTATAATTTCGCAAAGCTGATTTTGTTTCAAGTCCCATTTCTTGTTCAACATTTTCTTCTTCAACCTCAAGTGATTTTTTAAGTTCATCAACTTGGTCCGCACTTCGTTTAAATGCATCACGATTTGAACCAGCACTCACAATTGACCATTCAACCAATTCTTGGCGTGTGAAATAAATTGTGTTTCTATCCTCATCCTCTTTGTTGCCATAACGATATTCATGTGGAATTGCTCCAACACTTGCCATCTTTAAAATGCCATCTTGCATTTTATTAAATACTTTGTCAGCAAGTGGATTGTTTCCTTCACGTTCAAATGTTACTTCACCAATTAAAGCATTACCATCTCTAAAAACTCGTGATGTTCCAATGATAGTATCAGGATTGTCACCACTCACAACATGATTGTATCCAACGATTGGATTTCTATCATATGTTGACAAATCCCAACCATCAAGTTTGAACGATGTTCCATGTCTATCAATGGATTCTGTTGATATTACAAATTGTGCAGTTCTTTCAGTTTCGTTTATTCCACGAACTTCTGCAAGTCTTTCTATTTTATTCATTATTATTTTCTTTTTTATAATATTCTTTCATATCCTCAATAGGTATTCTATTTATTTGAACATAACGTTCATCACCATTTTCAATTGGATTCCTATCCTCTAATTCAAGCACATCATTAATGCTATAAGCACCAATGTCAGTCATGAGTCTGTAATACTCCCCTTTTGTTTTGACATCAGTACGAAGTAAACGATCAACATTGTGTTTGAAATAATGGTCAATTTTTTCCGTATCTTTTAATAGTTTTCGTCTATATTCTTGCTCAATCTTTTCAATCCACGTACCAATTGAATAAGTCACAAATTCAATGGACTGGTGTTCAATGTTTGAAAACGTTGAATTTTCCATTTCATTAATCATGTGAGATGGTATTCCAAGAATTGTTGCAATCTCATTCTTTTGGAATTTTCGTGTTTCTATAAATTGAGCATCTTCAGGCGGTAAACCAATACGATGATATTTTGAACCAGCATCAAGAATTGCAGTTCCACGTGTGCCATTTGGACCATAGTTTGCAGTCCATTGTTGACTGATTGCTTCTTTTGTTTCAGGTTTTAATACACCAGCATATTCAATGAATCCATCTATCCTTGCTGATTTGTTATAAAAATCTGCACCATAATCTTGTGCAGCAATTGATAAACCAAGATTTTGTTTGTGTGCTTGTATTGCCGAAAGTCCAACAACTGGATCAACTCCAAACCCACGAAGGTTAATCATGTCAGCATCTTTGACAAGCAATGATTCAGTTTCATTATATGCTTCTTTGACCTGAACTTTCCAATAAATCTCATCATCATATTTAATTGGCTCACATTGTTCACGTGTTACATTGACCAATGATGTTGGTGTTCCAAACTGATCACGTTCAATAATTGCCAAACCATTACCATGATTGATTGCTGATGTGATTAATATTTGAGTGAAATCAAAAGAAATTGATTCATAATTTGCTTCAGCATTCAACAAGTATTCAGTTGGATGTGCAACTATTTCACGCCTTCCATTTTGTTTTCGAAAAACCTCAACTGGCAACATTGCCACTGATTCTGTTATTCTTCTTACACCAGCCCAATATGCTGACAAACCCATTGCAGTTTGTTCAGTGACTGGAGTTCTCCCAATCATTCCACCAAAGTTTGCATTTAAGAAACCTTTTTTTGCAGATAGAACTGGATTGATTCTTTTGATTTCAAATCCAAATAAATTCACTATTGCAAAAATGAAACAATAGTTTTTTATAAATATGTAAAATATTTAACTAAAAAAGTTTAAGAACATTTTGATTGTCAAATTCTATTGATTTGTGATTTTCAGCATTTAATTTAAAATAGCTTTCTTTTAATTCAATGCTTATACTTTTTCTATTCATTTTTAATGCTGTATATCCTTCGCTACCAATACCGCCAAATGGAGAAAATATTGTTTCACCTTCGTTAGAATATAAATGTATAATTCTTTCAATAGTATCAATTTGTAATGGACATATATGTTTTTCATCATTACCATCTCGACCAGACCTATATTGCAATGTTCTTGAATAATCCACATCCATCCATACTGGTGAAGCATATTTTTGCCACAAATCAACTGGCAAATAATTTGCTAAACTTTGATCTTTATCTTGATGTTGTATTGGTGTTTCATTTTCGCCTTCATTTCTAAAAAATAAAATGTAATCAGGAATACCAACTCTACTCATCACACTGTCTTTTTTTATTGTCTTATGTAATAACCCTAATGCTTTTGTTCTTTGCATTTCCGTAACTGGATTTTTCCATACAGTAGTTTTAGCATGATAAATAAATCCTTCTTTTGTAAACCAATCAATTAACATGCCACTAAAATCACGCAGCCCAATAAAACCTTCTTTACCTTTTTGAATTGGTAAATCCATGCAATGAACTGCACATATTCTGCCAGATTTCAATGTTCTTTTTATTTCAGGTATTAAAAATTTAAAATGTTTTTCAAACTCATTATAGTTAGAAACATTTCCCATATCTTCAGGTTTGTCAGAATAAACATAAAGTTCAGCAAATGGAGGACTAAAAACACATAAATCAATTGAATTTGTTTTTATTTTTTTACTTTCTTGAACACAATCTCCATTTAATAAATGATAGTTTTGTGTCTTTATTTCTTTGTTATTAATCATGATTTTTGTTTTATTTAATTTGTAGTTTGTTTTACTT